GTACCTTCCCGCTGCCGAGAAGATACACCGTACCGTTGGTGTCGCGAAGGTTCATTGCGCCGCCCGCAGGCAGCGCCGCGACGTTATCCGCGTCGGGCTCGATATTGCCGTAAGCCGACGCGTACAACATCGCCGAGCCGCGGTTGATTATGATCGTGTTCTGTCCGCCCAAGCCCCCGACCTCACGCTCTGCGCCGTCGAGAACCACTGTTTCTATATTTGACATTTTGACCTCCTTATGCCATCCACGGAGCCCAAACGGTCTTGCCATTCATCTTGATTTCTCCCGTGTTGAGCCAAACCTGAAACGATTGGCTTCCAACTTTATATTCCATAAGACCACCTGCAGGGATAATGCTGAACACATCGTTCCCGCTTGAATCGGTTATACGGGTCTGCCCGTTTTCGTGTATATAAAAGCTGAATTCTCTGCCTCGCGTTTCCGAATTCTTGATTTCAATATAATCGTTGCCTAAAGTGATATGGCTGTTGCCTTTTTCTACGGAAAACGGTAAAACGCTTAATTTAAACATTTCTTTTCCGTTGCCGTCAAACGCCGCCAAGTAATATGGATTAGTCCACTTGAATACGTACTTCCCGCCGAAATTGCCGACCAATTCCGTCATTGACTTCCCTTCAAGACCGTCAAGCCTCTTTTCGATCTGAGATTTCGGTTTTACCGGCATCGGCTCGGGGGTTTCGTCTTCTTCATTATCGTTTGCCAATGCCATTGGTTGAGAAACGGCTCGGCGCTGAACGACTTTTTTTGCCCTAGAAACGGTTTCCTGCTGAGGTCGTTCTCCCGCTATATCTGTAGCGCAGCGTATCTCACTTGCTCCGCGATACTTCCACTTATAGTATGTTACTATTCCGTAATGAATAAATTTATCGTCGTCAATGCCTCCGCCCGGCTCAAGATAGACAAAATCACCGCATTGTATCGCTGGATTGCCGTTAAACTGAACATTAAACGGGCAAAAACGAAGCTCCTCCGCGTAATCGGCAACGTTTGTCAGGCAAGTTTCAACATACTCGTCGAAATATTGTTTTGTTAGAGGGTTTTCATCAAACTCAATAGTGCCGAAAAGAGTATCGGGCGCAGCTGTCCAAGATCTTATAACGGATATTGACTTTCCGCTTCGTCTTGTCAAGAATTTTACGGGTCTGATAGACGTATCCGTATAATCGGTTTTAAATCGCACGTTCGCGGGAATTATGGAACCGTTATCCGCCTTGAACGTCTCAAGGTCAAAATTTCCGCTCGTGCCGCCTTTTGTATATTTTGTCGGTATCTGAACAAATTCAACGCGCTGCCCCGCGCCTCCGTACGCCTGTCTTACAAATGTACCCGTAAAGTCTCCTATCCACATGAGCGCGTCTCTTACGGTCTGTATCTGACTTGTCTCAAAGGCTATATTGGCGCTGCCGTTGGGGAATGCCTCCATTTCGCTTTGCGACGTTGCAAGGTTAAAACCGGCATTGCCCCATAATACGGATTGCGCCACATTATAGACGGAATCGGTTTTTTGCTCGGTTACGGGCACATCCAGCTTTGTCATACAATCCGAACCGAATATCTCCAATACGCTGCGCTTGCGCTTGGTCTGATTACTGTTTATAAAGAACGTTCCGAGAAAAAGCTCCTCCTCGGTACCCACCGTCGGATCGTCGCCGTTGGGGATAGTCAGATAGTAGGACACGTGAAGAACAGCGTCATTGAAATTGACGTTAAACGGGTCAAGACCCTCTATCTTATTTGTGTCTATTTTAACCGAAATACTCCTTGAGAAAACGCTGCCAAAGCAGAATTTACCGCCCGAAAACTGGTCGGTTATGGTCAGAGTATCCGCTATAACAGCCTCGTCGCCGAATGTGTACAGTTTATACGTCGGATACCATACAATAAGACTAAGTTCAATACGTACTTTGCGGCGCGGCTTACGTATTGTTTTTTGAAAATTCTCCGATACAGGCAGCATATAATTTTCACACTCTCCTTTTAGTATTCCGTAAACGTAAGAGACAGTTTCCAAAGTGTTTGTCTGGGGTCTTTTCGCGGAAGAACGGCCGAGACCTTTCTTGTCGCCTGCGCATATCCCTCAAAGGTACGCTGATACCCCTCGGCACATGGATCAAATACGGTTATGTTATGCCGCGGCGACTGATTGACCGCAAGCAGTATCTTATTAAGCTCCACTGTCGTTATGGCGTTCCACGTAAATTCGGGCGCAAGAACGTTTGTTCTTATAACATCACGAACCAGAACGCCCGTTTCGGAGCGCTTGCTGTCCGAGCTGTCAAAATCGGCTTCAACATATGTATAGCCCGACGGCGTGGGCATTTTGACTTCATCGATCGTCAGCCAGTTTACCGTGCCCTTTGCCATAAAAGCGCTCCTTTCACGTAAAATAAAAAAGAGCCGATATGAAACGCGGGTATCGCGTTCCATAATCGACTCACAGGCTCTGAATAAATATTAACTTATCTTTATTATATCACGGTCTGGCGCTGTTGTCAAGGGGGAAATTAAAATTATGCGATAGCTTTCAACATCAGCAGTCGGAACGTCTCCCGTCCTTTGGGAGTTACGAGGGTCTGTGTGCCGCTCCACTGGGTTTTTTCGTTGAAGCACTCCTTGACCTCAAACAAGCCGTTGTTCTTATCGGCATACGGCATAAGCTTTCCGCGCTTGTCGCGGTAGATGTACTTATGCTCGATAAGGAACTGTATAAACGCTTTCTCTTTAACGTCAAGCTGCTTGGCGGTCTCGCGGAAGTTCGTCAGCGTGTTGCGCTCCACAAGCTCATCGAAGTAGTCCGCTTTCGGCTTCATTATCTCGTTGTCGACCGAAAGCGCCGACACCTTGATCTGTAACTGCTTAACGCTCGCGTTCGCATAATCGAGGGCGCGTTTCATCACCATTTCGGGGCTGTTCCACGCTTCTTCTACCTTGATGAAGTACTGACGGAACATCTTGCCCTTGTCGTTGCGCTGGAGCATACAGATTTCCTTTGCCATTGGGATTGTGAGGGCGTGATCATATTGCGTTTGTGGCATAACAGAGCCATCTGCACGGCTCACTTTTTTGCGCACCGTCGTGAAATCCTCGTTTTCCAAAAAACCGTATTCGGTCATTCTGTCGAACCACTGTGTATAGGAGGTCTTAATTCCCAAAGCGGCACGTAGCTCCCGCCCGCTCACGGTAGGGGTCTCGCCGTCGTAGTTTACGGTGATGAGCTCGTTCACACGCTCACCCCCTTTAATTCCTTGCTGCAAGCGATATTTTCAAGCTCGGCGGAAATCTGCTCGCAAAGGCTCTCTATTCCGTAAAGCACGTTGTCAACGTACATTACGCGCAACTCTGCGGAAGTCATCGAAGCGTTTATCGCGCAGAACGCTATCGCCGATATCTGGTCTGCCTTGCACGAGAGTTCAATCAGCTTGTCCTCTAACGGTTTCTTTTCTTTCATAATAACATTCCTTTCATCAAAAAAACTTGACAAAAGGCTCTATCTGTGGTACAATATATTTGATAGAGCAATCTGTTAACGGTGGTAGCGATATCCGAAACACTTCCTACGGTGCGGATATCGCTATTTCTTTAACTGCTCGTAGACCGTTTTAATCCCCTTTCTAATAATTTCAGCTTTAGTTAAGCCTGTTTTTTCGGCACAATACTCCAAAATCTGAACATCTTCATCTGACATTCTTATGCGTGTATCGTGCTTTTTTGGGTCAGTTGTAGGTCTGCCTGTTCTGGGGGACATTCGTTTCACCTCTCTTTCGTGTTACCATAATTATAACATTTGGTTACACTAAAGTCAATAGGTTTTTCAAAAAATCTTGACATTTTTTGTAATTTGTGTTATAATGCGGATTGAAAGGAGAGATTATTATGAAAAATGATAAATCAGTAGAGGAAAAGTTAAGGCAAAGCGTTAAGGCAGTAACGCTTTTATTAACAGTATGTATTGTTATAGGAGCACTTATCTTATTTTTTTCAAAGCCTTTTGATATTTTTATATCCGTTATCGTTCCCGCGGTTGCTTTATTATCAATACCTATTATCTGGATATTTTATTATCTCATATTAACCGTTTGCAAGATTTCGGAGTATATGGAGGCGTTAAACGAAAACTTTGTTTCGTATGCAAAGTCTAACGTAAAAAGACATTCTGATGATAAGACTGGAGCGTCCTAATAAGCGAAACCCCCGATTTCAGCAGCGCATACACTATCCCGAAGAACCGTGCATATTATGCGCAGCGTTCCGAGCCTGCACAGGCTCGGAACGCTTTATTAACATAAAAATCAATCCTCTATGGTAATTATATCAACATAAACCAAAGGAACGGAAAGATTACTTCCTAAAACAGTTGTGTATGTTTGAATCTTTGAAAATGTTCCGTAAACCGTTATATTATCATCTTCTAAAATGCGAACATCAAGTGCTCTAGGGTCATAGCTTATAAGGATTACATCATCGTATTTACCGCTTGTTGACATTCTCAGTTCGCTTATGGTCGAACCCTCAAAAACCAATTGTAATACGCGTCCTGTAAATTTTACTTTTTTGCCTCCGTATTTATCGGGTGACCGTGAAATATCATCGAAAGTTATTCCTGTTTCATATCCTTTGGCTTCTTCCTCTTGACGCGCTGCTTCTTCCTGTGCCTTGCGTTCGTCCTCTTCCTTTTGCAAACGTTCCATTTCCGCGGCGCGCTCTGCTTCACTCAACTTCAAGTAAGGCTCTGCGTCTTTTTTAAGTTGTTCATATTCAATCGATATTTGACTTTTTTCCGCGATCAATGAGCTGTTTGCACTTTTATAATTGCTATTTTCAGTCTCCAAGCTAGAAACCACCGTTACTAACCGTGAGTTTTCTTTCGAGAGCGAGTTATACTCGTCCTGCGAAACGCCCGAGCAGCCCGAGAGCAGCATAGCCCCAGCCAGAGCCGCCGCCAATACCATTTTTTTCATTGTCTGTACCTCCAAGTGTCATTTTTCTACATTATAGCACAAATCATGCGGCTTTTTCATCAAAACATCAGTCAAGATATTTTAACATTTGTACAAGATGTTTAGCATTAAAACTATCTTCTTCATCTTTATCCAAAGGTCTTCGCGAGAACTCCCTAAACCCATTACTTGTATAAAAATCAATGAGTTTGGGCGTGTCCTCACATTCAAGATATACCATTTTTCCGCCTATTATTCGTTGGGCTGTTCTTACTTCGTCGCATGCCATTTGAAGCAAATCTGCGCCCTTTATCAGTTTATCGCAGCCGTCCGCGTAATTCTTGCCGAGCTGAGCAATCAATGGCGCGGTTATGGTGCATTTTTGATCATCGTGCGCACCGAATTTTTTTAATTTGTCGTATGTATTTCGACCGATGATTTTTCTCTTTACCTCTATCGTCTTAGTGGTAAGTGTGAAATACCCGCATAAAAAGCGCTCGTCTGTTCCGTCTACACTTGCATATAAGCACTTGTAGGCGAAATATTTTGCCTTGCCGCTTCTATCGCTTTATTTGGGTCTTTAAAATAGTTCTCTACATCACAGTTCAATGGCGACGAAAAAGAGGAAAGCATTTCTTTGACCTTGCTTTCCCCTAATTCGCTCAACATATCTGCCAATGAAAAAATTGTATGCTCTATCATTTAACCGTCTTCCCGAAAAAATTCTTGATGTCCTTTTTATCAATACGCCGAGGAGATACTGTGGGCATTTGAACTTGTTCGGAGAATTTACGGGAACTGTTTATTGCCTCAAGCAACGAGCGCCCAACTTCTTTATTGGCGATTTTTACCGTTTTGTAAATGCTTTTTGTTGCCATACATATCCCTCCTCAACAATATTATAATGCACGTTTTACTGTAATTATATGCATTTGTAACTGATTGATTACATTCTTTTTAAATCTATGGGGAACTGTAAACAATTCCCCTCCACTTAAATCTAAACAGGAAACAGGCAAAAGAGCCATCTCCTGCAAAAGAACAAAACCAATCTTTCATTTATATTATATAACAAATGTTCAAAATAGTATATATCAAAAATGAACAAACATTGTCAACTTTTTTGTGCAATTTGCAAGTTTTTATCTACAAACATCAGAAAAAAGGCGGTTTTTCACCAAAAAGCTAAATAATAAAATACAAATTATACCACATAGCGCGAAAAAAGTCAACCGCCCCTCGGCTAGAGGGGCGGTGTTGATTATCTGCCGTTTGAGAGCATTTTCATCCAGTCGTCTCTAAGAATGACCTCTTGGGCAAGCTCCGAGCCGTCGACGTTCAGCAATAAAGTTATGAAACTTCTAAGACTTTAAGCATTTCTTTTAATTCAAACGGATTTTTAACATATTTAGCTTTCGGAGCGGAAATATTAGCACTGCTTTCAATGATAATATTTCCGTAGGAAAATATGCGACCAAACAGGGATTGCTGAATGCTTACTCCGCTGATGTGCGTTCTGGGTATTTCAAAATACGTTGTCTTTAATATTCCCGAACGCACAAATACTCGTTTGTCTGTTACATATAAATGAGTGGATAGTGAATACTCTAAAAGCTGCAAAGAATATATTAAAACAAGCCCCGCAATAATATAAAAAACAATTCCTCCAATAGCGTTTGTGTAAATGAACTGCAAAATTAAACCAATCACTCCGATTATAGCAGCTATTATCACGCCAACTAAAAATGGAACTAAAGAAATTTTTGCCTTATATTCAACCTTTTCATTAGAATTTAATATTTTGTTTATGTTCATAGCGCCTCCTACAAATTAACTTTTAAAAATTATGCTTGAAGCTAATTGACCGCTTAAATTTTCATTTAGAGGGGAATAATCTTCTGCCCATATAATGGGCATTCCTGATATATTTTCATCTTTATCTACTGTAAAGAAAGATACTGCAACACAAGTTCCATCTTCTTTTGCCCACGTAAATGAGTAAAGATTTTTACGAGTGTCATGTGTTAAAGCAATTTGAACCATATCCATATTTGCCTGATATGCAAAATCATCTTTATCGGCAACGGAGCTATAATCGGGAACATATGTAACATATCCATTTTGGTCAGAAGCATACCAAACATTCCCATTGGTACAGGTGATTGTTTTGGTTGATTTTGTTGTAAAATTATCTTTCTTATATAAATCTTTTAATTCCTCGGGAGATATTGAAGTTGTGTCCGAAGCAGAACTGGAATTATCTTTTTCTAAGCTATCCAATTTCTCTTGAAGCTCGCTGTTCTGCTTTTTTAAGTCATATATTTCATCGCCGTAACTCTTGTTCAAATCCTCTGCGACCTTATATTTAATAGACAAATCTTCATTATTTGATTGAAGCGCGGAATTTTCTGATTGAAGTTTCGAGTTTTCCTCAAATAGTGAATTGTATTCGCTTTCAGACACTCCATTAGCACAACCAGATAGCAAAATTGTTGTTGCTATTGCTCCGAATAAAATCTTCTTTTTCATAATAAAAATCCTCCCAGATAATAATGCCATGAAAACATTATAACATATAGGAGGATTTTTGTCAAGTATTACCTACCGTTACTAAGGAGCTTTTCGTAGTCCTGCTGTCTGGTGACAGCTGTGCCGACCTCCGCTCCGTCCATTTCAACTGTGGTATACAACGTGAACTCGGGAACGTTGTCGCTTTGGATAGAGCTCATTATCTGGGCTACCTCGACAACGGACGATACGTCATACCCTGTCGCCTGTGCAGGCTCGGAACGCTGCGCGTAATATGCACGGTTCTTCGGGATAGTGTATGCGCTGCTGAAATCGGGGGTGTCATCGGTCAAGACGCTCCAGTCAAGGGGTGCAATAACGATTGCACTGTTTAAATCTTTTCCGAATGTTTCAAACTCTCTAAGCGTTGCGCTTTCTTCGCTTTGTACACCAAGCCGTAACCCCTCGATTAGATATTCGCCTATTCCGTAGAAAACTTTGGACGGTGAAGCAATACCGCATATTCTTTTAACTTCATCAATAGAACCATTTGCGGCAGCGTCAAGAGCTTCATAGAGTTTTTCGGCTGTGTCTAATACGCCATTTGCCATGCCCTCTATCAGATACCCGCCGATCTCGTCGGAAATTGATGTATCAACATTTTTGAGCATTCCGTCAATAACAGTTTGAAATCCAGAATATTGGTTTTTAATTCTGTTGTATGCCTCTTCTTCTGCTTTGGTAGCACCCAATTCAGAGTTAATTCCTTGCAGAGTTAAGAGATTAGTAGTGTTTGCCCATAAATAATCGAAGATATTTGCACCTTCGGTTTCGGCAAACGCTGTATTTATATTTTTGTTTAATTCAGATTGAACCATAATTCCAAAAGCGCCAAGCGCAGTGTCAATTTTGTTCTTGTCTGCCTCAAAACCTGCAGTTAAAGCCGACTTTGTTTCATCAAACAAAGCATCAAATTCAGCCGCGCCAAATTCTTCTCTCACGGTTAAGCCGCTTTCACCTATCATTGTTGAATATTTTTGACGCATAGTCTCAAGTTCATAAAGCTGATCGGTCTTAGCGGTTTCAATGCTTAATTTAGCCGCCTCTGCTTGTTCAGCCAAGTCGTTTAATGCGTTGCCAAACGTTTCCTCGTCCTCAAAATCAATTCCCTTTTCTGTCATATTTTTTAGGGATTCCATAAAAGAAAACTGCTCTTTAGTTCCGATGTTGGAAATGCCCATTCCCTCAATGGTTTTTTGAAGGTCGCCAAGCGCTTTTTTCTGCTCTTCGGCTGACAAATTGCCACTAGCCAAACTTGCCGCCAGTTCATCTGCCTGTCTTTTTGTTGAAGCAAGCCCAGCATTGCCCATTGATTCAAGGAGATAAAATTTACTTATCATATTGTCAACGTCTAAGCCCATATCTTGCAATGTGGTTCTAAATGTATCTCCTAAAGCAGACACTATACCCTGTGTACCGATTCCTAACGATTCAGTAACACCATTCTTTATTATTTCAAGGTTGCTTTTGATTGTTTCAGCATCTTCGACTGTCATTTCACCACTTAGCGCAGAATACTTGCTTACCATATTATTGATTTCTCCAGCCGCGGCACTTATCTTGCTTTCATTGTCTTTGAATGCGCTTGTATTTTTTAGAATATCATCATAATGTGATGATATTTCAGAAAAGTAACCAGAAAATCCGTCAGCCAAACCGCGAATTGATATTCCGCCATTATCCGCGTACATTATCATATCTGCTATGGCTGCGTTTTGTTCGTGTATAACTGAAATAGCGCCTGCCATTGCTCCGGCAACGGCACCGACTGCGACCGCAACTGCCATTATGGGGTGCCCCGAAACGGCAAGACCCGCCATAGCAGCGCCGACGGCAACAACTCCCGTCACTAACGAAGCTATATTTCCCGCTAAATTCTTAGTGCTTGTCATAAGATTTTTGACTGTATTTTTAAACAGTACAAATGCACCGACAGCGGTTGTGATCGTAAACACAGCTGGGCTCATAACTATAGAAAGCGACTTAAACGCCGTTACTACGGACTGTATGCCCGAAATAACACCGAACGTCAGAAATGCCGCGCCCAGTCCCTCAATTATCGGCAACGCGCTGTCTATATTCTTTGCCATATCCAAGACAAAGCCGCCAATGCCTTTGAAAAACTGCCAGATTAGAGAGGAATCCAATGTGTTTTTTACATTGTTCATAAACCGTTTAATAGTGTTATACGCCTTATCGGTGCTCTCCTCAAGACCGCCGAGGAAGTCATAGGACGGGAGGTCGACGTTGAGATCGTACATATCGCCGATACCCTTTTTGCTTGACTCCGTGTCGCTGCCGATTATGTTCAGCTGGTCAATGCTCGACAGCGTTCCCTTGAACTCCTTAGCCGCCTTTGTAGCGTCGTCAAAGCTCGAGCTTACGCCCTTGTTGCTCTGCGCGACCAGATCGCCGTAATCGAACTTCGGGATCTCGAAGCCGAGGAAGTCCGCGATCTTCTGTGCGCCCTCGGTCAGCAGCTTGACAAACGCCGTCACCCACGGCAGCGCCGCGCTGATTATCGGCATAAGCCCGTTGCCTATCGCTCTTTTGAGCTGGTCGACGCGCTGCTCGAATATTCTCATCTGGTTAGCGGGGCTTTCGAGCGTCCGCGCCATATCGCCCATAGCGTTCTTGGACTGCTCCATTATCGCTATGTAGCGTATCTGCGATTTTTGAGCCTGCGTCATGTTGGTAATGCTGTCTGTTATACCGTGATTGTATGCGATCTGCTTCAAGGTACTTTCGTCAAGAGCGTAGCCCAAACTACGCAACGGCATTATTTCTCCGCTTATGCCGCTCTGGAGCTTCTGCATTGCGCTTTCAACAGATATATTATAGAAGCTGGCAATATCGAATCCGAGCTGTGTTAAATTCTGCGACATCAGATTAGCCTTATCCTCGACCACGCCGAAGCCCGAGGCTATCTGCTTGAAGTAGCCCTGATTTTCTATCCATTGAGAAACGTCAATGCCCATAAGCTGATTGACCCTGTTGGCGAAGTTCAGAGCCTCGTCGGCGGCGTTGCCCATTGATACGGCGAACAGGTTCATATTCTCAACGAACATATTCGAGCTTTCGATCATACCGCCGAACAGCGATTTTATGCGCCGCGTGATCGCTATAATGCTCCCGAGGCTTAACAGGTTCTTTATCTTCCTTAACAGCCCGTCCGTACTGCTTCCCGCTTGCCACGCGGTGTTGTTGTAGTTTATAAGCCCCGCGACGGCATTCTGTATCGGCTGCGGCAAAGCCCCCACAGCAGCCGCCATACGTTGTATTTCAGTGGTCAGCGGAGAAATAGCTGTAGCCACGGACTGTATCTGCCCCGCAAAAGCGGTCATATCCATAGCGGAGAGCGTCGCGCTTATATCGGGCAGCTTTTTCAGCGAGTTTATAAAGCTCGACAGGTTAGTCTTTCCGAGTGTCTCCAGCGGTCTCAAAGCGCTTGTAAGCTCCCTTATTTTCTGAGCCGCCGCCGACATATCCACCGCCGTAATGCTTGAAGCGACACTGCCGAGCTGAGTAAGCGACCGCGCTGTGCTCGACAGATCGGGAAGCCGCGGAATGTTTGCAAGCGATTGCAAAGCCGAACTTATCCCCGTGATCGTCTGAAGCTGCCCCGACGCTACCGAGGGCAGACCCGCGACCGCGTTGCCGATCTTGGTCAAGTCTCTCATCTGCGCCGCAACGCCCGCGAGATTGCCGCTCGCGGTTATGCCGTTCAATCTCGTCATCGCGTCGGAAAGCCCCGTCAGCTTGCTCATATCCACGCCGTTAAAGCTCTTAGCCGCCTGCGCTATCTTCTCCAGCGACTTAGCCATAGACGACGCGCCCTGCAAGCCGCCCTGCGTCGCCGCCTTGAGCTTGTTCATTTTTTCCACGAGCTTATCCACCGCGTCCATAGCCGAAGCCGACGTTACCTGAAACTCTATCGACAGGCTTTCAATATTCAGGTCATTTGCCATTATCCTTTTCGTCTCCTTCCATCATTGCAAGGAAATATTGATAGGTCTTTTCGCGAAGCCTCTGCTCCTCGTCCAGACGCATTTCTTCCTCGCGCTTATAAAATTTAATTGGCTTTTCGTGATACGGAGCCGCTTTTGTACCTCTCTTGGCAAACGTGTGGTATATGGGGCTTACCGCGCATAGCACGTCGTAAATGTATCGCCCCTGCAGCCAAGCGGAATAGTTAAGCATTTCCCTTTCCCGTTCCATTCTCTGCTCATAGGCTGCTCTGTACGCCACACACAAAGAGGGGTCTTGCTCCCAAAACCCCTCCGCTGTCATTCCCATATTGAGATACATCGGGAAAACCCTGTTGAAAAGCTCTCCGAGGCTTTCCCGATCTGTGCTTTGTGGGCGGTTGCGCTCCGTCAGATCTCCGTCCACTGAATGAAATTTTCGCTGTCCTCCGTGTCGCCGTCGTCCTCGGGCTTACCGAGCAGCGTTTCATAGGTCTTCTGATATTCTTTAAGAAGTGCCGAAACAAAGCCGTCCTTATCCGCAATATTATCGAAAACCTTGTCGATCTCATCGTCGCGCATACGCTTATGGTTCATCTGGAACGCTCCAACCACAAGCAGCGGTATCATGATATTGGGCTTGTCCGTTATCTCGCTGCTCACAAAGCCCGCTCTCTCGATAGCCGCGGCGCTCTTTCTGTTAAAACCGAGCGAATACCTCTTACCACCGTAATTAAATTCAACCATTGTTATGTCCTCCCGTATGTAATTTTTATTTATTTAGAGACTGTCGCTGCTCCACGGAGCTATCGTGGGAGCGGGTCCCATCTGAACCTCTCCGACCTTTGTCAGATATACCGAGGTGCTGAGAGCGTTTCCTACACCCGCGCCCGGTACGCCGAGTGGCGACGGCTCCGCGGGGAAGAAAAACGCTTTCGAGATACCGGGTATAACCACCGTTACCCACATACGCAACCCGCTTGATTTACCCGAGTTATACTTGCTCATTACGTCTTCCCACTGATCCACAAGCGCCTGTGTGAAGTTTACCGTAAATCCCGTAGCCGACGGAAGCGCCTTAAGTCCCGGTACGCCGACGCGCTCCGTAAGCTCGTCAAGGGTTGTGGTGTCGATCATTTCGGGACTCTCGTTCATCTCGGGGATATCCGACACGCCCGCAATATGCGTGTACGAGCCCGACGGTCTGGTTCCCGCGGTGCTCTCAAACGCATAGCCGACAGCTACTCCCGCTGTCGCAAGGTCTGTCCGCTTGCCTCTTTCGATGTCTGCCATTTAAAAATTTTACCTCCTGTATAGATTTATTCCGCGTATACAAACCCGTTCTTGCCGATTATCCCCGTAAACCTCATTGTAATGCGGTATATCGACATATCCGCGAGATTTGGAGTAGGCTCGCACACCGTGCGGTTAAAGCCTATCGACTGCATAAGGTCCGATACCGTGTTCCTGATATCCTGCGCCTGCCGCTCCTTGTTGTCCTTGCCGTTTGTGTAGATATCTATCTGAAACATCACGCTGACATGGTTTTCAAGGCATGCGTCTCTTGTGCGGCGGTACGTCGCGTTGTTCTTCTGAACGATACTTACCGCGGGAAAAACGGGCGGCGCTGCCGTTTCCGATTTGGACGTGTATATTTTGGGGAACTTCTCGCGCAGAGAATATGTAAGCCAACTGTAAATCTGATCCGAATAATCAATCATTGACCTTTATCCTCCATATCAAGTCTTTCAGTCTTTCGGCGGTGTTGTACATAAACGGGCGCGAGGCTTGTCCTTTGGTAAAATGCATTTTGCCATCGTCGCCCCGATAAAACCAACCGAGAGTTCCGTCGGAAAGCGTCACATAATGAGTACCGCCGAGGTGCTTATAGGCGGTCTTTGTGATAGCCTTGCCGACATATCCCGAATTTCGACCCGGAATACCCGTTCCGAACTCGATAAATACTGCATAATCGCAATCCACTTTTATAACGGCTTTGTTTGCCTGCAGATCGGTATAACCGTTCAAGCCCTGTAACAGTTTCCCCGTATCATAGATATCAAGGGAAATTATTTCGGCGGTACAGATATCAACCCCTTATTCCATAAGCGCGGAAACAATATTCTGCGCCTTTCGCTTAAGGTTCTGCTTATACTGCCGAATACCGCGGATAACCTCGTTTATTCCGTTTACGCCCAGCTTAGCCGTTATCTTCATTACCCACCTCCACGCGTTTTAGCGCGAATACCGCTATGTTGTTGCTTACGGCTTTGCGCGCCACAATGTAATTATACGGGTCGGGCGGCTTTGCGCCGTCAAGCCAGATGATGGAGTTCTCATTCATATCGATATCGGTCTGCCTTGTAACGATCACACGGTCGTATTCGAGCAGATTTCCGAACATCTCCGCTTCCGCCGAGCCTTTGTTTGCGGAGACGTTTGCCCTCGCTGAAAAGGTCTCGGAGTATGTCGGGAACGTTCCGGCAAGAACTCCGTCATCGTCCGTCCTGTCCTCATATCCCGCGAAATTCTGCCAGTAAAACGGTCTTTTCAGGCGGTTCAGCATATGCACACACCGCCCGCAACCGACAGCAGCCACTCGGGGGTTTCTTTCCATGATACGGAAACCCCGTTCTCCGACGTTGAGGCATATCCCTCCGCGCCGATCTTGCCCAGATACCATACCGCGCCCTCCAGTACGTTCATTTCATACTTTATAGGGTACGGCACTATATCGTCCGGCTTAAATCCGCATCGGGCGTTGATCGCCGAGATAGCGTATCTCAGCGCATACCGCAGCTTTGTATCCTTGTCGACCCAATATTCAAGGTCGGTATCGGATATTCTGTCCTTAAGAATATCAACAAGCATATCAATCATTTCGCCCACCCCGCTTTCTCCCGGGTCTCCTGCGCTCGTCCTCTTCGGGCGGTGCCGCGTCGGTTTCGCAAACCTCTTCCGACGTCTCGTTGTTCGGCACTATCACCGTATTCGCGATAACTCTTGGGACCTCGATTATATCACCACGCGAGTAAAGCTCCCCATTATAAAAGATACCGCACAGCGCTCTGACTTTCATTGCCGTTCACCCTTTCGTTAAGCGTCGACCTTCATCTCGTACACCTCGTTCATTCTCGGATACGTGGGAAGCACGATCATAGACGCGTATATCGCCGTTCTTACGGGCACGGTGCTCGTATACTCGGTAGTAAGCGCAATACCCGTCTCAACAACGCTTACCTTAGCCGTAGGATCGCCGCCGAGGTCATACTCCTCGGGAGTGACCGCGAAAACCTTATCTCCGAGAATTCCCTCGGGAATAAGCGTCACGACCTTATCGGGATAGAAGTTCTTGGCCTTTCCGCCCTCCGTATCGGTATAAACTCCGTTGTATATGATAGGCCGAACGCCCGTCAGCTGCTCTACTATGGATTTGGTAACGGTTTCGGTCAGATAGATATTCGGCGTGGCGTTCTGCGACAGCACCGCATTTTTAATCTGCTCGGAGCCCATAAGCTCGTTAAAGGTCTTCTTGGACATGATCGCATATCGGAGATTAGTTCCTTTAAGAGCGGCAGCGTCGACGACCGCGTTGATATTGTCAATGGGCAGCGAAGAGGATTTACCCGACCACGGAGTTGACGATACGTCGATAAAGTTAGAGCCGTACCACGTTCCCTGCTTGTCATAGTCATACGAATAAGTCACGCCGTCTCCCGCAAGGTTTATCTTGGGCTTGCCGTCAACGGGAGCAAGAAGCTGCCAGATCATTCTTTCGGGTATGACCAGAGCGCCGCGGATAAGATTGTTGGAATCGTCGTAAATACGTCTCATAACGTCGTTTACATATTCGCCGCCCAGCCGCTTGGCTACCTCGAGGTCGCGCCTTTCTTTTTCGGTTATTTGAAATCCCTCGCGGAAAAGCGGCATATTGGTCTCAACGGTTTTCACGCTGCCGCGGCTTCTCAACGCTACCTCCGCATCGAACGAAGCGGGAGCGAGCGAAACGGGAAGATTTCCCGCGCCCTTTATCCAGGTCAGGTCAAGATCAAGCTGTTTTCTCGTCCCAAATAGCGAATTGCCGAGGTATTGGCTTGCGTAGGAGTTTACGTTTGCCTCCTCCCACGCGGCGGCAAGATATTTCGGTGTTACCAGATCGGAAAATGCCATAAATCAGTTCTCCTCCTTTTTTTCAATAAAGATCAGCGTAGGATAATACTCCGCCGACGAGGTCTTTTCCTCCGCCAATTTGGAGTGGTCTACAATACCGTTTACCACTACCGCGCCGTTGGGATTGTCGGCTATCACAACGTCGTCGAGGCTAATGCCGACATGCTTGTTTCCGAGACCGTCAGTGATCTCGACGGGCGTACCCGATTTCGTATCAGCGGTGAATACGTGATTGATCGCCAAGAATTTGGACGACGCCAAAAATTCACGGCGACCGCCGATAGCGTTGCTTTCTTTGAATTTCATTCAGATAATTCCTCCTTGTTTCAATACCATTTGGATTTTTCAAGCGGAGTTTGTTCGGCAGGCTTGGCGATACGCTTCACTATCTCCAAATCGGGATCCTCCGCTTCCTTTTCCCCTACCTTTACGGTACGGGGAGAGCCTTTCTCGAGGATATCACGGCGTACTCTTGCCTCCGTATCCGCGGCATTTGCTTTCAGCGCCGCCGTAACGGCCTCAACAATACCCTCGGTCTCGCCGGAGATTATTACCTTTGACAGATTTTTGGATATCTCCGAAGAAATACCGGCCGACGTAAGCGCGCTCTCGGTTCTCAGCATGGAAAGCTCGTTCTTTGCCTCCTGCAGCGCGCGCGCCGTTTCGTTCTGCTCCGCCGCGGCTTTTTCGTCGTCCGTCATTCTCGCGGCAAGCTCCGACTTTAGCGCTTTTATCTGTTTGTTCATCTCGGATACCTTTTTATCAAAAATATCCTTTGATACGGTCTTTTCCGCGGGCGCAGCCGCGTTATCGTCCTCTTTGACCGTCTGCGGCTCCTTAGGCGACGCGATGCCGTTCTGTTCCTCTGTCTGTGTAATTGTTTCGTCCATAGTGATCCTCCTAATGCGTTTAAACTTCTCTGTTCTGTTTTGGGTTTTAACGACTTCTCTGTCTATTTAAGCGGTCCAGCCGCCTGTAAACAAAAAAAGAGCCTTATGTCAAAAGCACAAAAAGGTGCTTTCGCAATAAGGCTCACAGGCTCTGAATAAATATTTAATTGTTTTTAATTTTTACGGCGCACAACATCCACAGCTGAAAATGGTGCCTACCAAACGCCCCCAAGGATTGTTTTCGCTTGATTTCAACATATATCTGCTGATTTTTGCCGAAACGTTCCCGCATAGTTTGGCGGTTTCAATCGCTTCTAACGGCTCATCGGTATTGTTTTTTAAGCCGCTCGAGACACATACCGAAATTCCCGCAAGTAAGGTTGATATATCCGCGTTCGGAATATCAATCTCCCCGTTTACCGATTCGACCTTTTCAAGCGTTTCCACCGCCGCACGGATATTTGTATCGATCTCGCGGATATTCCCGAGAAAACCGTTAAACGTTTTTAGCACCGCGTCGCGCTCCTTCTCGCTGATAGTCAGCTTTTCGTTACTGCCCTCTATCTGCTTGGCTTGTTCTTCGGTGATATCCACCTCATAGAAAATCCCGTTGAGCTTTAATTCCGCTTTCATTTGCGTTGCCTCCTTATATTTCAAACATTCGGTTCATTGCTTTTTATTGCAAAAAAGTTTTAGTTGTCCTTTTGCCGTTACCCGTTCCGAAACTGCTTGTTTTGCCGACGCTGAAAATTTCTTCAAAGCCGTCCGGCATTTGATACTCCGAAATGTACACGGGCACTGTTTGATTTAACGCCCATTTATAAAACCGCTCATAATCAAATTCGGTTCTATATTTGCTGGTTCCCTTGTATGGAATATCACAATATATCACACTGTTTTCGGGAATAACAACTTGTTCATAGGACAAATTATAACACTTAACGGGCAGTCTTTCCAGACTTTGCAGTCTTTCCAGACTTTGCAGTCTTTCCAGATTATCTAATGTTTTTATCGTATTTAACTGCTTGTTTAAATCAGACCATGGAATATCAAGCGGAAGTATCTCGAGCATTTTTTCATACTGTTCCGGCGTAGGCAACGCCCATTGACTTTCTCCGAAATAGTGTCCGCTCATCTGATTACCCAAATGCCGGTCAACATCTGCCTGCGTTTTGCCGCTTTCGGCAAGACAACGGCGAAAATAATTCCTTATGTCCGCCGAATTCACTTTGAAAACCTTTGTTTTTATGACATCCGCGTCAAGCATCCCGTCCTTACAGTATAATGGTTCGACCCCGCATTCCGCACACAATTCAATTGCGCTTTGTGTTAATTGCTCGATTTCTTTTTTTGCTTTCACGAACTCTCCGACAAAAGATTTCCAGTGCAATCGAGTTTCCCGCGGTGTTTCCGAAAAAAATATTTTATGTAAATGCTTTTTGAACCGCTCGACTTCCGGCGAATAAGCATACGTTTTCAAATCGTTTCCAAAACTGAAACAAATGGCGGCATACGGGTCTGTATCTTTCAGCTTCTTAAAGTCATCGCGTGATATCCAGCGGTTTTCGTCAGCGAACTCACCGCTTATTGCCATTTTAAAGCCCTTGTATACAACGGAATCAAGCTCATTGTATATAACGGTTTTATATTTACCCGACAGCGCCGCAAAATGAGATACAGCGCCTCCGCCTCCGAACAGGTCTACAAAATAATCGGCAGCGGGCAGCACGTCAATGATTTTATCGGCAATTGCGCTTTTGCTGCCTTTATACGGCATACCGTAGTTCATTATTTTAACCGCCCCTCTCTCTCAGAAGCCGCTCCATAGGATCGTCGGAATTAGCGAGAACTCCCTCGGTCTATATCCATCAATAAAATTAAGAGACTAATGTATCTTGATTTCCACCGTTCTCCTGCATTGGCGGCATTTCATATACACGCCCTCGGAAATAGAAGAAGATCCGTATTTCACCAGTTTCTTTTTGCAAGCGGGGCAATAAAACCATTTATCGCCGTCCGCTGCCGTTGCGCTTTTGTTCTTCTCCTCGGGGTTTACCGAGGAGTTATCGTACATCTGCAATTTATCACCTCTTTGATAGGCGGATCGTAGGTAACGTCTCCCGGAAACATCATTCTGTATCCTCCCACAACAAAAGGCTCGTCAATAGGTACGCGCCTGCCGTTCATAACGGCGTGAGTAGCGCGCTCTCTGCCGTCCATAACAGTATTCCAGACTTTATATCGATACCCGCGGCGCTTCATCTCCTCAAAAGCCTCGCACCCGCAAAGCGAATTTACAACGCCACGCGATATATGCTCGGCACGCGTAGGAGAAAACAGCCACGCTGAGATCATTGCCGCTTCCAAAGTACCGTTCTCTTTCACATATTTTCGCAGACGGCGCTCGGTCACGGGAAGAAGCTTATTAAAAATTTTGCGCTCCCTAAGATCGAACTCGCGCGCAAACGGAGTATTGCTTGTGAGCGCCGACGCGCTTACGCGATTATATATGATATTCAGACTATCGGAAAAATCCCCGTAATTTATTAGAAAATCCTCAAACGACCTGCGGAAATCTCCGCCCATTCTCTGTAATAAGCCTATAAGCTCTATCTCGGTTTCAACGCAAATTTTCACGCGCCGCTTTATTTCCCGCTTGGATAGCCCGCGCATTTTGCCGAAAAAGCGTTCGTTACGCTGTTCGAGTATCTCCCTCTGCTCCACTTAGCGCGACCTCCAGACTTGTTTCATCTTCTTCATCGTTGATCATTCGTTCCGCAACGCCCGTCACATCGTTCGTGATGTTGGCAAAATAGATCACATCCTCGTTACACATTCCCGCCTGCTTAAAATTAAGCATAGCCTGCGACTTAGTAAGGATATTATCACGATTTGCCCTCGTGATATCCACATCGACGTCCGCTGCTGTCATTCCCTCCGGTATATCGACCCCGTTATCGGCTCTCAGTATGGTAAAAATTATCTCAAGCAACTGCCGCTGCGCCTCCTCAACAAATATGGTCTTTTCGTTGGCGACAGCGTCCTTGTCGGACTGCCCGGTACGTATATCCTCCGAAACTCCCGTTGACGAAGCAGTATTCTCGGTATCCCTGTCGGGAATACCCGTTACAAATTTCAATGCGCTCTCCATACTCGATCGGAGCTGTTGGACGGTCGTCCCGTCAAGCGCGGGGTGGATAAAGTTGGCGCTTTGATTTGTGCCGGGCGGACATCTCAGAGCTAACACGCTGCCCTGCGTATAGTCAAGGGCTTTAGCCTCGTCGGGGTCAACGCCGAGCAGTACCAGATATGACTTCACAACGTCCTGAACGTTGTTCACACAATCGCTCATCACCGAATTTATACCGTTAAGAAGCGTAATGGCAATTTCAAAATCGCCCATTCGCATTGTGTTGTTGGGTACTTCGATAATGGGAACGTTCCCGAGAAGGTGAGGCGTTTTTTTAGTTGTATTGTATTCTCCATCAACCTCAAACCATTCCGACGCGGTAAAAACGCACTTCTTCTTGTCATATTCTATAACGCCATACACGGGCTTGTATATATCGTACGCCGAATAGACGACATAGGAGCTCCACGGACGAAGCGTCTGTATCGAGAACGGTACGTCGCGGCGCTTGTCCTTATCGTAGTTGACGTACAGATACGCGGTACCGCACACGGACTGATACCACTTCATTTCCTGAACGGCGGTATTGCCCGACTTCATCATGACCATTTTATTGAGCGTATCGACAAATTCCCTGTATTCCGTCTTATCCGACCGCGACAGGTAGTTAATGCCCTTGGGGAACGTATAAGCGGAAAGGTTTCTTGAAATAGCCGCGGCGTAATTTACGACCACGCGGTTATTTGCCGAAGCGCCGTTGCTGTTATCCACACGGTTTAATATCGGCTGAACGTTACGGGCATAATCCCAAAGATACTTAGCGTCGATAAAATTGGATTTACGGTCGGTTTGCTTCTTGATATCTTCAACTATTACTTTTGCGTCCTCACTGCCGTCCAGTTCCGTAACAAGGCGCTTCCTGCCCGTGAGAAAATATTTATTATCCGTGATCAGCCAACCCTCCCTCTTTGTCTTCCCTTACGGGGTATCATAACAGCGCTCGGACCCATTTCGGTGCTGCGTTTCATTTCTGCCAGCATTGCCAAACTATCCGCCGCGTCGTCATGCTTGTTCTTTCCGTTAATGTTAAACCGCTCCAATTCCTTCATAAACCTGTCGTAATCGCTGCCGGGGCGGTATAGGCTGCGGTGCAGGAAGTACATATTATTGATAACAGGCTCAAACTGCTCTATACGCATAAGCTTGTTGGTCTTTGCCCGTTGTGTGAATATTCGGGTATTAACAGAACCCATAACGGCGCTGCGGATATCATTCGCGTACACCTCGCCGCCCGCGTTCTCCTCAAATTTCGCGAAATTAGGCTGATGTTGGATTATGAACGCGGCAACAAGCGGTTCCGTTACCGTATATCCCTCTTTTCTGAACACAACCGCGGGGATATATACATCGTTGCCGTATTGATACGCCACAGGCGCGGAAAGATTATCCGAACCCGAATACGCCACGTCGCAAGCCAGGTATATCAGATCAGGCTTGCCGGGCGGCAGCTCCTTATACCGTTTCAAGTCCGTGAACATCAGCCCCTCCCGATCTATGGGGTTCTGCTGGAACACGCACTCGAACGCTATCTCGGACATATTGTTCTTTATTTCCTCGAAGTGCTCCCTTGTCATGGGATTTACGGTATAGATAAAATTGCTCTCGCCGTTTTCGTCGAGCGCGGGGCGCTTGATAAACTTGGCGCGGGGATTGTTCTCCTTTGCCGTTTCCATAACCGCCAGCGGGTCTTTTGTGGCAAACCTTGTAGCTATCATAAGCTCGCGGACTTTTCCGTTCGCGCGCCGCTGCCGGATATCGCCCGTATATTTCTCAACGGCATTCGCCACTCTGTCGGGATTAGCAGCCTCCATTACGGAAGCTATAAGATCATCACAGTACAGCAGCCATGAGCAGTTGATAACACCCGCCATATTGCTGTCGATACCCGCAAAATACAGCGTCTTATAGCCGTTATCCCTCTTTTTAGGTAGCAAGTCTATCCAGTTGTCCTCCGACGAGCTCTCCACGGTGAGCCCCGGGAATATCTGCTTGTATGCCTCGGTATTGATGATTTTTAAGATATCGTTCATTACCTTGCGGCACATTTTCAAAGAGTGCGACGCGAAGAAACAGCTTTCGTCCGGATGTCTGCCGATGACCCACGCCAGAAACCGCGTTCCCAGAGCCGTTTTATATGTACGCGGCGGCGCGGATATGCCCAGCATATCGTATTCGCCGTCCTCCAGCTTCTGAAGCTCCTTTACGTCATCGCGGATTATATTCTTTCGCGTGCCGTAAAATCGGCTTTCGGGATCTTGCTCAAGCTCCGTCGCTATAAGAAAATATTCAAAGTTATCATAGGCAAGAACGCAGTACGCGTCGTTCATCGCCCTGCTCAGTGCCGCGCTCTCCGGAGCGGCAGCCGACGCGACCTCGTCGGTGCGCGCCGCCAGCTCCCTGAGAACGTTTTTCCAGTTCTCTTTTTCCTTTTCGGTATCACCAAGAGTAGAGTATGAGATAGCCATGCGGCGATAAGCGTTTACCGTGTCGAGAATACCTACACGGTATTCCCCGCCGTTCTTCTTGACCTTGTTGGGATGAAGCAGCGCCTCGCACTTCTCGATCGTATACAGCGCTTCTTTTTTCCTCAGCTCGTCAAAATCCGCCATATCGGACGATGCTCGGGTGTTTCCCATACTCGTAAGATTTGCCCGACGCTTAGCTATTGCATTCTTCCCCCTTGTAAAATAAGAAACAATAATTTAAAAATCGTAGAATAAGGGACAATGTGTCCTTTATTTTATAATATCACTATATTTTGAATTTGTCAAGATGTTTTTTAAAAATTTTACGCAATAAGAAATTTGTACAAAAAAAGAGCCGCCCTAGCGAACGGGCGGCTAAATTATCAATATTCAGAGCTTATGAGCCAATTATGATACACGCTGAAAGATCACCTTGAACTTTTCAACAGCCTTGTCGTTGTACACAAAGGTATCGACTTCTTTGCAGGAGTGCTCCGACTTAGAACGATACCACTTCCCGAACTCGGCGGTCTTTAGGTTATGCTCGTTGGAAACGCGCCCTATCTTCTGGGCAGATACCCCGAACATTGCGCCTACCTCCGTATCGGTGTACATCTTCTGCTCCGACTGCGGCAGCGGTATAAGCTGTGTTCCCGTCAGCACCTCTGCGGCTTTGGCGGCGAGTATGTTCTTGTACTCCGCCGACAGCGTTTCGACCTTTGAGAGCTTAAGGAACTGATTGGAGAGCCTGACTTTAGCGTTCATCTCCTTGATCTCAAGCGCCCTGCTCGGCTTGTCTTTGGTGCTGTACGCGCCCGTCTTGCGGATAGCGGGGAGCACCTCGGAAGTGACCCACTTGCGGAACGGTTTGGCTTCGGGCTTGTCCGAGCGGAGTATCACGTTGTATAAGCCGCTTTCGCTGATTGTGGTCATTTCCTGTTTTCTGCCTATGCTATCGGTGAGATGAGCCAAACTCACTTCATCTTCGTCAAGCCTTTCAGCAACACGCGCGGTAGTTCCCAAGCCAAGAATATCGCACACGTCCTTAAGCACGAACCACTTCTCGCCGTTGCTTTTGGTTATCGAGCGGAACTGCGCGTTGTTGTAGGTAAAGGTCTGGAGCTCGTTCATGCCGCCTCACCGCCTTTTTTTAATTCCACACCCATTGCTCAAATCGCCCCCGCCTGTTTGAACGCCTCAAGCAGCTTTGGAAACTGATGAGCCACCCAGTCAACCATTTCTTCGCTGTTCGCCCAATAACATTCATCGCTCAATCCGCTCTCAGCTAAAAATGCATGCACAAGCTCGTGACGGATAACTTTCCTGCGGTATGCGTCCAAATTCCCCAAACTGTTGTCTTTGCGCTCCAGCTTGTCAATAACGCACTTATGCAGCGAATGATCGCAATACCCGTCCGCGTTCTCCAAAATCTTGTCTTCGTCCCTGCCGCTTTCAACAATAGAATATTCCGTTCCGAGAACATTAACATCAGCCAACTTATGCATATACCTATTTTCCTCCTTTTTCCGTCATGAATATCAACTCAAACTCACAAGCCCTCAAATTTGCTCCCAGAATGCCCTGCATTTGATTTTTAAACATCAAGTAATGAAACTATACCCCCAAGAGCAAAAATCGATTTTAGGGGCATTTACGCTCGAATTTGGCACATGCTCCGTTTTTGAGGAAAACCCAACTGCTTCTTTCTGCCTTGATTTTATTTAAGTAAAGCACCGCCATTTTGTTTTTTTATTTGGGAGAGGGGTTGAGTAAAGGGGCGGCGGGGGTCTTCCGTATAGTGTGGCAGGGGGGGACTCCTACCTCTATTTGATTTACCACAATGAATTGCGTAAAATATGTATTTTGAGAAATTGACAAATGTCTACAAATCGCACTATTAAGCCAATTATAGCAAAACGCAAAAATTATACAGTGCAATTTTATACACAAGCACTATATATTGTGGTGTCAACGTCTGAAACAATAGTCCAAATCAGATAATTAACCCCGTTAATCTTTCGGAACTCCGTCCACATCTATACAATTACAGTCGCTAATCAATTTTTGTTGGGACATTTTCACATTATAATTATCTCCGCTAAATACCCGTACATTCACTGTTGAAGCGGCTGTAGCTTGTTCGGCGTAGCCAAAAACCGACTTCAAATAAAAGATAGAGAATACAGGCGGTTTTGCAGATAAATTTGCATACTGAACCCACACTGAAAGAATATAATTCTCAAAATCACGAATAATGTCTATTATCTCTTGCTCAAACTGGGAATTGTTTCCATTGCGGATAAAACTAAGCCCTGCAATCGATGTGTGAAGCCACATACACAAGCTTTCCTTGCCGGGAAGTATACCAAGCTGAAGACAAAGCTCGCAATATTCATCAAGCGCGGCTAACAACTGCTTGGGCTTATGGCAAAGCTCCGTTAAACGATAGTTTTTACGGTTTGCTATTTTGCGCAACAGACTAACACCGCCAAGCGCTCCGCCAATAGTTTGCTTCTGGGTAGTCAGTCTGGATGCCTCCGAAGACTGTTTCCATTTCTCGATTTCCTCAGAAACATCTGCTTGCATAGAATAATACTGCGCGAGTATGTCCTTGTCATTACCGAGCATTTCGGAAACGGAAGAAGGAGCACAATAAGATTGAACGGGTTCTATTTCATTTTTGCGCAATTTTTCTTTTTTTTGCGTCGCCATAAAAATTTAAATATACACCACCCTTAGAAAATTACATAATAATCTATAATTCATTATATCATATTATAAAACAAAAATCAAGTATATATAATAAATAAATACTAAATAAATTAATAATATTATAAATAACCTCTATGGGTAGATTAACATAAGGAAATGCATTTTATTGAGCTAAAACCTATAACCGCCTGGGACTTTGTAGGAATTAAAAAAACCGCCCTAATAGAGCGGCTGACCTCTTAACTCCAACCGCTCACGATAAAAGAAGAGCCGCCGAGCCTTACACGGCGGCACTCTTGTATTGTTATATCATAGTCGAGTAAATATGTCAAGAGGTGATAAAATGAATTGGCTGAAAGAATTGAAAAGTCGCTTTAATCTTACGCAAAAGAGCTTTTCGGAAATAACGGGAATTCCAAAAAGCACCGTTGAAGCGTGGGAACGCGGTACGCGACAGTCTCCCGAATGGCTGCCCAAAATGATTGAATGCTACTTAGTTTCACAAATTGATCCCGAAAGTCGTTATGGCTCCTCAAAGTCGTTAAATATCCGAAAGTCGTTGGTGCTTTTTGCGATCCGCTTCGCAAAGTCGCCGGCACTCTTTAAAGTCGGTGAACAAATATTTGCCGGAGGAGCGGGAGGAATTTTCCACCCGCTCTTTTTACGTTCGTTCTGAAAGTCGATAAACTGTTTAAGGCTATCAAGGTATAAAAGTCGGCGACCGTCTTTTACAACGCTTTCTATGGGGCTGTTTTTGCCGTATGAGTATACTCGCATAGTCCGCAGAGTACAGCCGTATATTTTAGCCGCTTCATTGACTGTTACCGTTTTTCGTCCATTTACGATATGATAACGTTCAACATACTCCTTTACGCTGGCAGGATTTACATAAACGCGGGAAAGACCTTTTGCGCTGTCAAATTCACCCATTCGGCACTTAAGAACTACCCTGTTGATAGTAAGACCTGTGATATCCGCTGCTTCTCGGGTAGTGATCCATTTCTCGCCGTTATCGATATAAGGCGAATTTAAAGCGCGAAGTTTTTTGCATGAAGCAAGCGTTATATATCGGTATTTCCCTGCGCGATATGTTTCAACAATACCCTGTCTTATGTAATAGTCAAGAGTTTGAATGGAAACGCCAAGATATTTAAAAGCCTCATCCTTTGTGAGCGCACCTTCGGGTATCTTTCTAGCATTCGGGTGTCGTGCCGAATGACGGGGTTTATACGATCTTTTCTTTGACATTTTTACACTTTATCAACCTTTCCAAAAGCGCTTCAATTTCGGCATAGCACCGCGGACAAATATCAAGAGGTACGCAGCGTTCCCAAACAGCGCCGTGAAGCTGAAATTTACCACCGCAAAAGCTGCTGTGAAATATAGGAGGATCGGGCTCTCCGTACGGGATCTCGCGTTCGTATTCGCGCCCACAGATATAACACTTTTCTTTGGTTATTATATTTTCAAACATGTTGTTAAATCCTCACTTTCTTTATTCTGCCGCATTCGGTGCAGCACAGTATATTTTTTCCGCCGAATCCCATAACGACAGGATCGATCTGATAAATTACTTCCCATTTATGATTGCATTTGGCTTTCGGCGGAATGGGAGCTTTTTACTGTTATTTTTCATCACTATATCGTTCTCGTTACAAGCGCATTATAGCAGTGCAGCGTTGCCAGAGCGTCGGCAAGGCTGTCATGAGCACCGAAGTTTTTATATCCGCAATACTCCGCACACTTTACGAGGTTCTGACGCGCGTAGCAGCCGCTATCCCAGTCCCATTCTCCCGCGATGGGCATAAATATCGCCTGCACGTCTACTACCTTCATTTCCGTCGGAAATATAACGTCTGCGTTTTCCAAGAACGCAAGATCAAAGCCCGTGCGGTAGCCTATGACCGTATCGCACTGCTTGAATATCTCGTTAATAACGGGGAGCATCTCCCTGACCGTCGGCGAATGTTTAACCGCTTCGGGCGAGATATGATTTATCTTCTCCGCTTCTTCCCAACTCGTGTGACGCATGGGGCGGAAATTGCATTTGAATACCGCGCCGTCGTCCGCGTCAACTATCGCGAGCTGGAGCAGCTCGTCCTTTTCGGGGTCAAGCCCCGTAGTCTCCGTATCTATAACATATGTTCTCATATTCTGTCCTTTCTCAAACGAAGTCTTTCGGCGGCGTTTCAAAATTCTCCCCACATTTACGCCATAAGTGCAGGCAGTAGGGGTGTCGGTTTATGTATTCCGATCTCGGAGGGTGATACTCAATCACGCACTCGTCATCATTCCAAAACATATCCTTGACCTTGCACATTTCCTCCCACGTCGGACAGCGGGTGGAGTAGGACACGCTGACGTGCTCCCAACCGCCGCCCCACGAGAATACCACCGAGGCTGGTCTGCATTTTGTGCCGCTAAAATAGATATATCCGCAGCCGCCGTCCACCCCTGTACGGGCTATCACAAAGTTCTTGATTTGCTTTATTTCGTCAAGTGTTTTCATTGTCCGCTCCTTTCAGCAACTCGGGGTCGTCGTACATATTTCCAACCACCAACAGATTTTTGCTATCCCACAAATCCCATTCATCGGGGCTACGACGCTTGCATTCCAATGGAACCATATCCCAGCAATTAACAGATGAATTACTACGCCAAACGATCTTGCATAATCTTCCGTGTTTAGTTTGAACAACATCCCCCTCGAAAATGAGCTTACCGCTCTTGTCGCGCAAGCCCGTACACTCTCCGAGGGTATCTGCAACAATTGTCTGTATTGCCATAGCACCTACTTTGCCGCTTATCAGTTGCCAATCTCCATCACAATGCTGTAAAGGCACTCCGTGAACCCACTCCCCGTTGTCGATGCGCTTCGCGCGCCAAAGCTCTCTTGCTTCGTTCATATTACGCCCTGCCTTTCTGCAATGCTGTCTATTACCCTTATGGTGTTCTCGCGTCCCGCAAGCTCTCTATCGCCGTTCCTGTCGCGCCACGTTTCAACACATTTAGGACAGTAGAGAGCACTCCCGAAGCTGTTCCACCCGAGCGCGATAAGGCTGTTGACGTTCGCCGCCGAGTATTTGAAGCACTGTCGTGCTCCGCAGTTGCTACACTGAATTTGCATTTTGTTTTATCCTTTCCAATTTTCGTTTGGCTTCTTCTTCGGTCGCAAAGCAAAATTGGTTAAATCTGCTAAACGATACTTTTTCACTGTAATTGGTATACACATCACGTAATGTGATATATTTTTCCTCATTGTTACAGCAACGTTTATTCCCGAAGCGTATTCCGTCCACGTATGCCGCAACAATTACGCCGTTTTTCACTTGAAACACCTTATCGCCTAAACAGCAAGGAAGCTCAATCAAACGATTATCGGAAAGCTTTTCTTTCATCAGCGCCACTTCCTCGGGCGAAAGTCCCGTGTCCTCGTAGGCGGCGAGCTTGTCAATATCATCGCCATATCGGTATTCCACACATTTGTCGTCACTTACAATAGTACATTGCCGTCCGTCTACAATTTCCGTCAGCCTATCCATCGCTCTCACCTCCTGTTATAGCAAATCATTCATAAGTTCCATACATTTACGCTTCTGTTGCAGATTAGCCCGTCCATATACATTTAGAGTAAAAGATACGTTTTTGTGGCCGAGAATTTCCGACAGTGATTTTATATCAAATTCGGGCATTTCTATTGCGCGTGTAGCAAATGTGTGGCGCAGGCTGTGAAGCTTAATATGCGGAAATCCTTGCTTTTTTGTCCAACGATCAAACCATTGACGATAAGTTCGCGGTTCTGTCGGAGACTTTATACCGGTCAGGAAATATTCGTCCGGTTTGTCTTTATCAGTAATGAACTGTTTAAGTATATTAGCCAGCATTTGCGGAATGGGGATTTCACGGCAGGATGAAACGCTTTTCGGCGCGCCTATACTGAGCTTGGACGTTCCTTTTGTTTTGCTGAAATAGCGCTGCACGGTCTTGTTGATGCTTATCGTATTATTGATCAGTGATATATCCTTGAATTGCAAACCGCAAAGCTCACCTATACGCAGTCCGGTAAAAAGCATTATGGCAACTCCTGCCGTGTTACGAGTTAAATCCAAGTAAATTTTTTGTACCAGTTCTTGCTCCTGCTCTTTGGACAACGCAACAACTTTGTCCGGCTCGTTATTCTTCGGGTACTGAACAAGTTCCCAATTAAGCTTGGGAATAACTCTGCGTCTGAACGCATAATCAAGTGCCATTTTCAACGGACATATAATGTCTCTTGCCGACTTTACGGAAAGACCACCCCTGCCGTCCTTCCTCCCGCGCTCACAAAGATGCACGATCAGGTCTTGAATGTCGCATTCAGTAATATCCTTGATTTTCTTGCGTCCCAACGCAGGAGTTATATGATTGTATATCGCGCAATCCCAATTTGCAAGCGTTGAAGGCTTTACAAACGGTTTCTCGTATTTCAAGAATTTTCCCATAAGTGTGGAAAGCGTAGTGTTTTCCGTAAAATCAGCGACTTCGTTGGTTTCGTTGATAAAACCCAGATCAATTATTTTTTCACAAGCTACCATCGTTCTGTCCTCCCAATGTCTTGTCAAAATTTATGCAATTTAGGCAAACAACGGATACCAGATCGCGCTTATAATTATTTCTATATCCGCCGCATTTGCCGTCCGCCCGATGTGGCGGCTTGCTGTATGTTGAGCTCATAAGTGTAATATAATCGCATTTATCAGGGTCGTCTGTTTTGTATTTCAACAGATTCCGGTCACTGTTTATCATGCTTTTCCCTCCATTGTCGATTTTTTTCGTATCGCCATTGCTCCCATTGCCGCCATGCGGTCTTATCCGCAAGCGCGGAGTTTATACGGTTAGTTTCACAGCATGCCGCGCAAAGCAGCGAGTTTTCAACGTCAAGGTTTTTTCCGCAGCGCAGGCACAAGCCCTTTTGTTTTCGCATTTCGGGTATAAGTCCTCTTTCGTGACGCTCGCGCTTTCGCCGTTCCGCAGTTTTGGCACTATTTCTCTTGGCTTTGATCGAGCATTCATAGCAATAGATCCCATGAGTCGCCTTCTTGGTGCAGCGAACGCAAATTCCGGAGATTTTCTTCTGCTGGTAAAGCTCACGGCGGCGCGGCTGATATTCCCTTGCTTTCTCGCTGTTGTAGCGTCTTGCGTTGTATTCACTGATTTTTTCAAGACACTCGGCGCAGAACTTACGTCCGGGAAAAACAGCCGCTTTTTCGCATCTGTGACAAAGCCCGTGTTTTGTCAGCAGCGCATATTTTTCCTTGCTATCCATCGCTCTCACCGTCCTTTTCAAAATTGGAGCATTCAAAATATCCTTGAGCTATATCGAGACCCTTTTGTATGCCCTCATAATATTTGTTTATCCCATGAAGTTCAAAAGCTTTTTGCCGCTCAAAATGGACTCTGTCGTTCTCAATGGCTTTGAGAACTTTGTCGGTATCAACGTTTTGGGCTTTGTATGACATTTCATTCACCGTCCTTTCCGTCCATCTTAGCGCCGCACTTCCAACAATACGGATTTGTGTTCACGTTTGAACCGCCGCCACATTCCGAGCACTCGTAGCACTCGCCGCTTATGAGCCACTCTCCGTACCTTTCGGGGCGAACGTCGGCAGCGGGAATATCCTCCGCAATGTTGCTCTCGATTTGCTCCAGGGCTTCGTTCCAGCCAGCGGGGTAGTCCACACAGTGAGGCGTTACGTCGTTACGCTTGAAGCCATTGATTAGCGTCAAGACCTTTTCGCGTTCTATGTATTCAGCCATCATTTCACCTCCAGCCGCTCAAACTCAATAACCCGCACCCCCGGATTAGCGCTCCAGCCGTATTTGTCGAGGTCGGATTTCTTGATCGTGCCGTTCCATAAGTCGGAAAAAACACTGCGCACTTCGTCCAGTGTGCCGCACTCGCTTTCATCGTCAATACAGCACGGGATTCCATAGGTATCAATACACTCTCGGCATTGTTCGCCAATGTCAACACCCTCCCTCAACAAGGCGAAAATTGCGCTTCCGCTTTTGAAGAAAGAATCCTGCAACCGTTCCACCTTAACACTCGTCACCCGCAGGAAGATACGCGCCGCCTCTTTGGGCATATGGATTGAGGGATGCCATTTAAGCGGTTTTCCTTTATCAGCACATATACGGATAACACGTTCTGCTTGTTCAGATGCTCTATACACATATCCGCTTATGTCCATATATTGCACATAAGCCCACGTTTCGCGAACGTAGAGGATGTCACCGATTTGGTACGGTGATTTTACACGGCGGGTTTCGTTGTCGTCTTCATCACTGTAACAAAGAAATAATTTCCCCGCAATAGCTGTGGTAAAAAATCCACATTCGTTGTCTCTAAAATGCGGCTTTATCAACCGCCTTGTAACCGTCTTTGTGCCGTCCTGTATCGCCCTCACCATTTCCGTGTTGAACAGAATGGGCTTGGCGGTTTTCATAACACGCTCACGGGTCAAAATATCTTGATTAGGCATCATATTTCTTCTTCCTCTCCTCTATAATTTTTTTCATAACTGCGTCCATATCAAAGCTGGATTTGTTTATCGGCTTTTGAACACCGTCCTGCTGCAGCCATTTGTAAATAGTTTCATACATTGAAACATTTACACCGTGTTTCTTTTGTTTCCAACGCTCGAAACGGGTTTCATAATCGATAACGTTTTCCACACCGAATTTTTCAATTAAGAAATTACGATCAACGGCGGGCGAGGGCGGCAAAGCGGGCGGCGTAGCCGCCTTTACTTCACTTTCCTTTACTTTACTTTGCTTTACTTTACTTGTGGTTTCATTGCATACATTTTCGTCTGAATTGCATACATTTGAGCCTTGATTGCATACATTTGAGAAATTTTGGGCACACGGGGCGATCACATATTCGGGTTTTTCAAAAATTACGGCGCGCCTTTTGGCGACTTCGGCAAATCTTTTCTGAATGCCGTGCGACGTCAGGACACCGTATTTTTGAAATATTTCCTCATCGAATATGCGTTCCTTCAATGCTGACGAGACGACCTCACGAACAACGTTGGCACCCGCGCCTATCTTCCGCGCGAACAGCAGCGCCACCCGATCTGACCATTCACAATAATAACCTTGCCCCCCATAAATCCTTTGAAGCAGCTTAACGATTATTGCAAACCCTTCTAAGCCAAACTCCGCCTCTATGTACTCAAATTTTTCGTCAAGATGGCAATCAAGCTGAACAAATTTTATCGGATCAGCCATTTTCTACCTTTCCAAAGCCTTGCAAACGGCATAGCCACCCCATTCCGAAACAACTATGCAACCCGCTCTACTTTGTTTTAAACCTGTCTTAAACCTGTCTTAAACCGGATATTCCCCGATCGTCGTAAAATTAAAACGGATAATCGTCGTCTACGACAGCTGCCGCGTAGTTGTTCTGCGGCGGCTGGGCTACTCCGTAAGACTGCGGAGCAGCTGACGCTGGAGCATATCCGTCGTCTCTTTTCTCGCCTGTGAAGCTTACGCGCTCCGCGTTGATTTCATACCACGTTGCATTGTTGCCGTTTTTATCGGTATACTGCCGCGTCTGCATTTCTCCTTCGACAAGGATCATTCTGCCCTTTGAGAACCATTTGACCACCATTTCGGCGGTTTTGTTCCAAGCAGCGACGTTAAAGAAATCCGTCTGCTTTTCGCCATCCTGCGTCTTGAAACGCCTGTCGACCGCTATTCTGAACGAGCACACGCTGTGCCCGTTCGGCGTGGTTTTGAGTTCGAGGTCGTTTACGATACGACCCATCATAATTACTTTGTTGTACATTTAACTTATCTCCTCAATAAAAATTTCCGTCTTCCCGCGCTTGTCGCAGGCTGCTTTCAGTTTCAGATCGATAACATTAAAGCTATCGTCCGCGATAATTCCCGCCTGCGTCAAGCCGTCGAGGATAAATTTCCCCGAGTAGTTGTCAGGGTCGCGCCGCCGCTTATCCTTGAAATGGTAAAACAGCGTTACCGTCGCGCGCGGCAGTGGCTCGGGCGGTTTGGGGCGGCAATATGCCGCGACCAAATTCGCCCACTGCTTTTTGATTTCCTGATAACCCCACCGATTATCCCGTCCTATGAATTTGTTGTTGCTGGGAGGAATTTCGGGAATCGTGTAATGATACATCGCCTTTACTCCGCGAACGGGTAATCATCGGGAGCGAGAGGAGGCGGTTCGGGCGGCGGTGTACTCTCCGTGTTTTTGGGAGCGGCGTTGACAACTTCTGCCGCAGCCTCTATCTCTCGCTCGGAAGCGGTATCGGGCAGCGGCGGCGCGGGTTCGCTTTCGGCGGTGAGTGCGTTGCCCATTTCAATGGACATTACGCCGTAATGTGAGAGTAAATTCCTCAAAACCGTCTTGGTTGCCATTTCGTGGAAATTGTCTTTCCATATTTTTGCGCCTTTTTTATATGATTTACTGTAACGGTCGGCGTGCTTCCTAACTTCCTCAGCCGTCCAATAAAACGCCTTTTTAAATCCGTTTATGGTTTCGATATACGCAAAATATCCTATGATTTTATCGGAAATCTTTTCTCCTGAGAGATCAACTTCGCCGGTTAACTTGTCTGTTTTACGAAGCTCGCCTTCATACACTGTCCCCGCGTTGATGTGCTTGTACATTCCCGTGCGCATTGCGAGTTGTAAAAAGCCTTTATAGCCTATCTGGAGCTGAGGGTGTGCAATCCCGTTTTTGTCCTTATAGGCGATAATATAAGCAAACCCAAGACTTTTTTCTATGGGAAGTTTCAGCGCAACAGCTTTAAGCCCCTCACCCAAAACCTCTTTCTGATCGCATAATTGCAGTAAATCATCATCAATGACAAGATTTGTCATTGATGTTGCGAACGCTCCAGAATTTTCCTTTAACGTGCCTTGCAGCTGGCTTTGTATCGCTTTGTTGGAGAGCAGGTCATTAAGTATCTGCACGGGGGTTTTCTTTTTTGCCTGTTGATTTGCAGTTGCCGCACTCTCCGCTACTACCGCGATTACGCCGCTCGTGTTAGTTGTTGTAGCCATTATGCACCTTTCCTTTCCTTGATCCCGAAAACATTGTAGCTCGATTCGGTTTTTACCTTATCATATACTTCGGGAAATTCTGCCTTGAGTTTCTTGCTGTCCACGCCAGAACGCGGCCGCGAAAGATACGAAATCTCATAATTCACGGTAATTCCGCGCGTGTTGGTTTCGAGCGCGTTTACAAGAGTCTGTTGAAGCCGCTTTTCCTCTGCTTCGATCTCCTTCTTTTGAGCTTTGATCTCGGTCAGCTTTGCCGCAATCTCTTCCTGCTCAAATACCGTTATCATATTCTCGACGCGCTCCGTGAAAATCGCGTCAAGTGTTTCTTTGGCGCTATCGCTGCCGTCGGGCTCGGGGCGAACGTCGGGAATTATATAATTATTCCAGAAATCCACTTCCATTTTGAGCAGTGCCACACCCTCATCGGGTTCGTAAGGTATCTCAAACCAATAGAACGCTTTGCCCATTACCAAGACTGCGAGATACATCTTATCAAAGCCCATTACGTTCATATAATGCATGCATTGAACATAATAATAACGCGGTATCTCTCCGTTATCAAAATCCGACTTGTTAAATACGGACGTAGTTTTGCATTCAAGCCCCGCGTTTTCACCTATGACCTCGCGGTCGATATTCGCGGTTATAAAATCATATTCGTCGTGCCGGAATATCGCGTTGCGGCGGCGGACTTTTTTGCCTGTTGCCTCGCAAAAGCGCTCTGCGACATACTCCTCCAGATCGCGCCCCGTACGCATTGCCTCGTTGTCCTCTTTATCGGGGAGCCGCCCCGTTTTATCTGCCCAGAGCGTAATAAGCGAGCTGTACGGATTAAGCCCGCAAACCGTCGCCGCGTCGCTGCCGCCTATACCCGTGCGGCGGTACGCAAGCCATTCCTCACGCGGCATATCTCCAGTTTTAACCAAAATTTTCGACATCCGAGTTAATCCTCCTGTCCATAGGCTTGTGCGAGCAGCATGTCTGCCAGTTCCCACTTACGCCGTTCCTGTTCGTTCCAATACTCGGTTTCGCTGCGTTCTGCGCGAGCTTTAGCGGCGATATCTTCCTCGCTCATGGCGTATTCCCGCTCGAGAAACGCCTCATAGTCCTCCGCTGCAGCCTCCTCGCGGGCTTCTTCGCGGCGGAGCTCTTCGTCTGTGTCTATCTCGTCGACGGTGCCGTCGATATCATCGAAGTGGTATCTTGTCATTGTGTCACGTCCTTTCCGTCCATCTTAGCGCCGCAGTTTTCGCAGTAATTTGGAGGTGGCTCATCGTAAATCTCGTTACAAGTGTCTTTCTCTACGCCACATACGCTACAATGGTAATGATTTGCGTATTCGTCACTATCGTCAAGAAGCCACTCTCCGTACCTTTCGGGGCGAACGTCGGCAGCGGGAATGCCCTCAACCTCTGTAATCGCCTCTGACGCTGCGTCCGTCCAACCGTCAAAATATTCCTCGGGATAACCGTTTACAGCCGATCTTATCGCACTATTCCCGATGTTGTTATTTAAAATCCCGATAACTTTTTCGCGCTCTATGTATTCAGCCATTGTCAATTCCCCTTTCTGCATTTCACCATTGCATATCCTCCAAAGTAATTTGTCTGGGATCGTCGCCGACCCACCAGCGCATAACTTCCTCGCCCGTTTCCCAGCTCGTGTCCCGCTGAAGATAAAGCCGTTTGTGTTTCTCAATCATACGGTCAAAGGCTTTGACGTAATTCGCGCGGTATATGGGATATTTCGTGAAATCGGCTTTCATACCTTTACCACCTTGCATAGGGCAGCCTATACAGCCGATACGCCTTTCACCGCATTGATACAATGGGTTAGCGCTACAACCGTAATGGTGAAGGAATTCCCAAACATCATTATCAGTCCAATCAATGATAGGATTTACCATGACACTTCTGGAGCGGTAACAATGCTCTACAAGACGACGCGCAGGATCGTTATCCATGTCCATTACAAGCCCGCCCTTATCCGTTACCCGATAATCAGCACCCATTTCTTCGGCGGCTTTTTGGGTAGTTTTAGGCTTACCGACAATATTAACAAGATCGGAACGCTCCGCACGCGCTCGGCTTTCGGCTTTGCGAACGCCCGTAATTTTCAACCGTCCGAGACCGCCGCGCTCTTTGAGCTCCTCACAGCAGTATCGCACCAAGCGGGTTGGCGGCATTAGATTATCGGGAATAAGCTGCCACATACTCTTTTCGGGCTCTTCGATAATAACGTTAGGTATCGACCTCACATAATAGACCGTCTCGGGCGCGTCTACCGTTGTAAGGTTATGCACGATATCATGCTTGACACCCGCGAGCTCGGCTAATATGCGTATGCAGTCGCTGTCCTTGCCGCCCGAATAACAAAGATAATACGGCTCGCTTTGCGGCTCAAAAGCCCTTAAATTCTCAATCGCCCGGCGTTCTTTTTCAGCTAAATTGTCATTCATCTCTTGACAAATCTCCTCCGATGGTGTTTTTGAACAAATCCGCGTTAATGTAACGTGCCATTGTCAGCCCTCCTATTGAAATTGTTGATAGGATTTTCCGCCTCGACCGCATCTGGAGCTACTTGCTTATTGCCGCCGAAGCTGACGAGCGCCCGGCACTCCTCGTTGGAGCAAAGGAAAAACGTAACGTTTCCCGTACCGCGGAATGCGGACACGGACGCGCCGCAGAACGGGCACGGCTTGAGTTTAATCTCGTCCATCGTCGTATACCTCGC